GTCCGCAGCCTTTCGAGAGCCGATCAACGTCTTCCTGTAACTTCTCGATAATCTTATCCTGCACTGACAGACGTTCTTTGAGCGTCGTCCAGATGATCAGAGCAAGCGTAGCAATGACGCCACCTAGCGTGCCGATGATGGCAATGAGCCATCCGACGGGGACGACAAGTTCTCGGGCGGTTTCGATTTGTGCGGCGGCAGTGGCGGGGTCCATGGTCGTATTCGTTAGAGTAGAATTGCGGGGATGTTGGCTTTGATTTCTTCGAGCGTGCCGGACAGTTCTGTCTCGGTCACGTCGCGGAGAGCGGTCTTTGCAGCGGCGATTGAAACGAGCGATTCGCCTGCTTCGAGTGCACGCATGAAGTCGAGATCGAGAGCTTCGAGTTTTGGCTTGCGTAGGCGACGCCAGTGGTCTCGCTGAATTTCCTTTGCTTTCTCGATGTCCACCACGAGGCCAGTTTCCCCTAGCGTCCACGCTTCGCGGAAGTAGCGATCTTCCGGCAGGTCTTCGTGCTGCATCGCTGCGTATGGAGCGCCTGCCGGAACGGCCGCAACCATCTGCTCGACAGTCGTGCCTTCTGCGGGATGAATAACGGCCAAGCCGTCTTGATCTTGATAAATGATGATGTTCATGGTGCTTTTTGTTAAGCGAAGAATGCGATGCAGATTTCGGTGGAGTCTTGTAGGTCTGATCCTTCGGTGACGGTGATCTGCATTGCCGTAGTGCTCTTTGCATCGCCTAACCTTGGCGACACAGTGCAACTGTCAGAGACGTCGTTGATTTGACGTGCCCCAGCCACGTAGCAATAGCCGGACGATCCGAACGCCGTTGTGAAATTGACGGTGTAACGCCCGGTTCCACGGTCGGTGATCGACGTGACGTTGTGACTGGCGATGATTGAGACCGTGCCACTACCGTTGAACACCACCCACGCGCGAGCGTGCCCAGGCGAAAGGCGAAGACCTTGAGGAGTGACAGCGCGTTCGGTGTCTGTGCCGTCCGCTGTCTCGGTTGTTGTAGCGAGTTCCACTAGTCCACGGCGGGTCGTGCTTGCGGTGAGAGCTGCCAGCGACGCAGGAGTGACCGCGCGTGCCGCGTCCGTTCCTGTCTGTGTCTCCGTATCGGTCGCCAGCTCCACAAGCCCGGTTCGGGTTGAGGTAGCGGTGCGGGAGTGCAGCGATGCAGGTGTGACGGCGCGCGTAGCGTCTGCCCCGTTCTGTGTCTCCGAGTCCGTCGAGAGTTCAACGAGGCCAGCACGAGAGGCCGTTGCGGTTAGTGATGCCAGCCCGGCAGGAGTGACCGCACGAGCAGTGTCGGTTCCGGTCTGCACCTCGGCGTCGGTTGCCAGCTCCACCACTCCCTTGCGGGTTTCGGTGGCGGTGACGTCTTGGAGCTTCTTCGGGGTGATGATCCGCGTGTCATCGGTGCCAGCTTGCGCTTCGGCAGTCGTCGCGATTTCAGCGACGCCCTTCACGGTCTCGGTGGCGGGTGGGTAATCGAACTCGATGTCACCGACCGTTACGCTGCCAGCCGGAAGCCCGGTGATGACCAAGTCGGCGGCGATGAGAGCCACGGTATCGGCGCCCTTCGTGATGATCGCCGTGCTCTGCGAGTAGACTGCCAGGAGCGTTCCATCGGTCAGGAACAGCCCGATTTCTTTGACGATATAGACGTCGCTCGATGTGTCGGACGCTGTGACGTGGATCGTGTCAGCGGCGACGGCAGCGCCACCGATAGCGGTGATTTTCTTGATCTCGGTATTGAGCGCAGTCGCGGCGGCGGTAGGCGTCCACGATGCGGAGCCAACGCCAACACGGTTGATCGTCACCGGATTCGTTCCAGTGTTATTGGCCGCGATGATGGCGGCTTTTCCGGCGTTGGTGAGAATGAAGTTAATGGGCATGACTTTCGTTAGTAAGTGGCTTGACCGTCAAGGCGGACGAATACGGCACAGCGGCCTAGTGGAACGATGTTGAATGGCCCGGTGCCAGTGACCCCGAACACAATATCGTAGTGAGAGCGGAGCGGCTTCGTGCGGTTGATCTCGGAGACCATGAGCGCCTGTGCTTCGACGCTTGCGTCTTGAGCTACGATGGAAATAGTAAATGTGTGAGGTGTCCCCACGGGAGTCTTGTCGAACCACTCGGTCATGACAGCACCTGCACCGATGGCGCTCAACGCGTCGGTGACTGCTTTCTTCGTTCCCTTCCGGCGCGCGGTTTCGATCGCGGAGCGCACCACGGCACGCTTGGTCGTCTCGCTCCAACTTGGTGACCACGTATCGACCGACAGCGACCACGCCAACCACGGCAGAAGATCGAGCGGACAGGTGTCGGGGTTCCACAGCGGACGCAGCGGCGACGGCACATCAGAGACGCGAGCGGCGGCAAGTGCCATCGCTCGTTCCTGTGGAGTCGCGGAGGGTGGAAGCAGATCATTCATCGGTGCCGGCAAGCGTGATGGTTTTTGCGGTGCAGTGACCGTAGGAGGTCTCGTTGATCGTGATGTTTGCCGTCGGCGCGGTGAGGCTCACGCGCTGAACACCGGGTTGGTGCAGCGCGGCGTAGATGCCAGAAAGCGTGATGTCGAATCCGACTTTCCGAACGCTCGTGATATATGCGTCAAGCGCGGCAGTCGCGGCAGTCAGCACCACCGACGAGTCAGGACCGGGGTAGGTGTAGAGCGCGGCGGTGACGGCGAAATCCACCTTGGTCGCAGCCTGCACGGTCACGAGGTCGGTGAGCGGTCGGATTGCGTCATCGTTCAGCGCGGCATTGACAGCATTCAGCACCGTCGTCGTGGGCTGTCCATTGCCGACGCGCGAGAGCACGGAGATCAGGACTTCGCCGGGGTCGGGCGACGTAGCCGAAACGTCGAGCACGTCGGGGTGCGCGGAGAGAGAATGGAAGATGTAGGCACCCTCGGGGCCAGCCACAGAGAAGCCCTCTAACGAGAGCTGAATGCGGCGGCGAAACTCGGTGTCCGATTCCAACACGGCAGCGATCGGAGGCACAGCCTCGGGATCGGCTTCGACGAGAACGAAACGCTCAACACCGAACAACGCGCCAAGCTGGTCGAGGTCTGTCCCAGTTGCGTAAGCGAGCATGACGGCGCGTGCTGCATCGTTGACGCGTTGGCGCACGAGCAGCTCTCGATACGCGGCGACTTCGAGAATCTTGTAGGCGGGATCGGATTCGACGAGCGCGTCGAACACGGGATCACGCGCCTGGAGATCGGCGAGCATTGCGGCGAAGATGGTCTCGAAGTTCAGCTCCTCGATCACGTCGGGAGCTGGGAGCGTGGAAAGGTCGATCTGTGTAAAGGCACTCATGCGATTTGGATTCCGTCGAGGAACACGGGTTCCCCGGTCGGCAGGTAGATTGCTTCGAGGTCAATGGAGAGCGAGGCAGGCACAAGCGATGCAGCCAGCACGCGCGTAACTCTGAGGCGAGGTTCCCACGTCATGAGAGCCTCGGCAGTGGCGGCGAAAATTTCGACGAGCGTCACGTCGTTGAGTGGGTTGTCGATCAGATCGAACAGGCGCGAGCCGTAGTCGCGACGCATCACGCGTGAGCCTAGCGGAGTCGTGAGGATGTCACGGATCGACTGCCGTAGATGGTCAATCCCGGTGAGTCTTTTTCCTGTCTTGGCGTCAGTCCCGCGCATCGCCGTGACTATTCGCGAGTGACCCCAAATTGGCGAGCGGGGTTCTGACAAAAACACCCCGCCCGGAGTGACTCGGACGGGGTGCATGCATGATGACTAGCTACACAAAAAAACTGGTTGCAGGGCCGGGATTCGAACCCGGAGTGAAGGGGTATGAACCCAACGTGTTACCGTTACACTACCTTGCGATTTGTTGGTCTGCCCTCTCTCGCTACGGGAAAACCCGGTCACGGCGGAAAGAGAGCAGACCTTGCCACCAACCAAGATGACGCGGGAATCCTGCCACTTTGTTGATGGTCGTCAAGTATTATTTTGCTACGCCTCGTTTTTTGACACACCTCCCGTAGAGGCAAGGAAATAACGCTTCGCCGATTCAGGCTGCACATTGTAAGTCGGGCGACGAATACCAAGGCAGCGTGATTTCGCGATGCGCGTGATGCAGACTTTGTTTGACTGGTTGCCACCGAGCACGTGGTAGCACAGCGCATCTTCGCCGATATAGAACCCGACGTGTCCGCCACCGTCACGCCCAAAGACGAGCACGTCACCAAGAGCAGGTGTGCTCGCTTTGACGCCGTAGTTGAGCCAGTTCCGCGCCCAAAGAGGACTTTTTACGACCTCCAGCGGGTTGTCTTTTCGGAAGAAAACCACGATGGCGACGAATAATCCGCACCATGGGATGTCATCATCAGAGTAACCAGCAATTGTAACGCCTGCTTGGTTGAGTAGATCGCGCCATGAGATGATTGTTTTGTTAGAGCCTTTCCCGACAACTTCTTGCACACCGAAAAATTCGAGTGCGTTTGCGATGTTGTTAGGCAGAACCTCGATTTTTTCGAGCCATTGATATTGAGTCGGCAGTTTCATGGTCTTACTTTTTGTGCCCCAGGTATGAGCGCCATCCGAACGCACGAACGGCGCGGTAGATTAGGAAGCGTCGGAACGGATTCACGCCAAGCACAACCATCCCTTCGAGCAGGATTTCGTCGGCGGCTTTGCGATTGAACTTCTTGTTCTTCGGCGAGTAGAGAAAGTCGTGCGGAAGCGCGGCGTTGAAATAGAGCCCGAACGGCGAGAGGATGTTCCAGAACACGCGGGGGATCGAAGCCCCGTCGGTGAGAGTTCCGGCAGGAACTTCGACGAGTCCGTGCTTTTCGGAGTAGAACCGAAACCGTGTGAGGGTTCGGAAGATACGGCTTTCGCCGTCCATTCCGACGTCTTCGAGTTGGATCGTGTCAGGGAATGCTTTCATAGATCATTTGGGAACTCCGGTGTCATCGCTGCCAATGACAACGCCACCGTGCTTGTGGTTCTTCAGTGAGATTGCTCCTGCCTTCACGTCTCCGGTCACTTCGATTGAGCCGTTGAGGGTGAGCTTTCCGCCTGCGAGCGTGAGCGTCATTCCGCCGACGGAAATTTCGTAGGAGCCACCCGACGGCAGAGTGATTTTCTGGACGTTCTCTCGGGTGTCGGGCGCGGGGTTGCCGTCGTAATTGATCGAGCCGGGCATGATGAATCCGGCTTCAAGTTCGCCCGATGGCGAGCACACGCAGACCTGTTCGCCGACGCTTGGCGGGTTCCAGTCTTTGACGGCACCAGCTCGCGAAGTCATCCACGGAAGCCATGCCGACGTGACACCCTGGAACGTGACTTTGACGCGCCCCGTCGAGCGGTTCACCTCGGCGATTTTCCCGACGCGGAACATGTTCGCCATGCGGCGTTGAAGCTCTCCAAGTTCTGCACTCATTCGGCGTCGCACCCGCATCCGGCGAGGTCGGTGTAGGTGTTTTCGATTCCGGGTTGATCCGATGAATAGACCTCGGTGGGAGGATCGATCGGCTCGCCTTCTTCGTCGCGGAGCTGGTCGGCGTCCCACACGTCGTCACCGAGCAGTGCCTCGTGCGACCACTCGATGCGCATGACTTCGTAGTCATCCTCGCGCCCGGCGATCACGTCCGGATAGGCGCCGACGACGTTCGCAGCACCAACGGACTGTCCCCAGCGTTTGCCCCGCACGAATGCCATGACGGCAGCGGCGAGGGATTTGACGGCTTGCTTCTTCCCAGCCTTGTAATCGAGCACGACATAGGCGTTCCAGTTGAGCACGACGGCGAGCTGCTCGCTCCCGATGTCGTCGGGATCGTCGGCAGGCAAGTCCTCGAGTTCGAGCAAGATGCCGGGCGTCGTGATCTTCTCGCCTGGGCGCGGGTAGAGCGCGACGGCGCACGTCGTGAATTTCGCG